TTCTGAATGGTCGGAAAGGAGGTACATCAAAAGGCAGCGGTGGCGGTATTAATAATAATATATTAGACAAGATCGCTTTCAACACCAATAAGGCCAATCTTGCTGGCGCGAAAGGTGTTGATAATATGCCGTCCATAAAGGCAATGCTCGATGAGGGACAGTTGAGGGAATCATCTAAGGCATGGGAAAACTACAAAGACACCGTTGCCGGAAGTATTGATGCTATCGGAGATTCTATGAGCAACCTGACGAGATGGACTGAGGACTTTGATCCTGTTCGTGAGAAGTTGGAGCAACAAAATAAACTGTTGCAGGAACAGCAGGCACGTTACAACCTTGCTGGTCAGGCTGCATCTAACTTCGGTGCGGCGTTGGCAGGTCTTGACGATCCCGCAGCGAAGGCGGCAGGCACGGTGATTCAGGCCATCAGCTCTATCGCCCTCGGCTTTGCAATGGCTTCGTCGAATGCTAACACCGCCGGAACGGGTTGGGGATGGTTGGCTTGGTTGGCAGCAGGTACGGCAGCAATGGCCACCACCATCAGCACCATCCACTCGCTGACTGGCTATGCAGAAGGTGGTATCGTGAAGGGGAATCACTATTCAGGTGATATGATGGACGGCGGCTCGTTCGGCATTAATGCGGGCGAGCTGGTGCTTAACAAGGCGCAACAGGCGAATCTGGCGAACACCCTTCAGGGCGGCGGCATGGGGACGCTCCATGTCGTCGGCAAGATCAGCGGTACGGACATCCTGCTGAGTGCCGACCGCTCACTGAGACTCCAGGGAAAGGAACTGGCGGTCTGGGGACGTGGATAGTTTATAGTTTACGGTTTATAGTTTATAGATGATTACATAGGAGGCAGAATATGGCAGAACTTGGTACAAATATTATCGTATTGGCTGACAGCAAGGTGATCTGCGGCACGAAGGCGAACACGATACAATGTGACTGTGATACCATCGAGATTGCGTCGGCTTCTGACAGTCAATGGCAGCACATCATCGCAGGCCGCAAGAAGTGGAGCGTAACAGTCGATTTCCTGTTGGTGGCGGCATCGAGCGGCAATATGTCTGTGAGCATCGGAAACCTGCTGAGTGTGGGCAGCTCGTACACACTCATCATCAAGAAGCGCAATGGCTCCGGCGTGACAGGCTCTGCCATCCTGAAGAGTATGCAAGTGCAAGGGGCCGTTGGAAGTCTCGCCACTGGCAGTTGGAAGTTCGAAGGCAACGGTGAACTAAGAAACACGTAAGGATAAGAGACTATGGCAACGAATAACTACAGCATCACGTTCAAGAGTCTGCGAAGCAACACGGTCTATACGCTGAACATCGGCGGTGGCAGCGGTACGGCCATCGCCCTGAAAGGCGGTGCCCAGCCGTTCACGACCGAGGAAAACGACGATGAGGATCAGTTCACGCCTATCCGCACGCAGTCAGGTCATATCCGCATTGTGGATGACGGCAAGGATGCCAATGGCAACACCCTCGCCACGGACTGGTGGAAAGACCTTGCACCGATCAACGATACCGAGCGGCCCGTGACGCTGACCACCGGCGGCAACATCGTATGGCAGGGATTCATGCAGGCGCAGAACTTCGGCGGCACGCTCTACGGCAATCCGCAGGAGCGTGAGTTCCCCGTGCAGTGCTGTCTCTCCGTCTTGGCAGCGACGCAGGTGAGTACCACGGAGACGCAGTTGTGTAACTTCGCTTATCTTCTGCGGTATCTCATCAACAGCATACCCATGCCTGGTAATCCTTCCACGCCCGTCTTTTCAAATATCTATATCCAAGGCGGCACGCACGCCCAGCAGTGGCTCCTGAAGCGGATCGACTGGCATAATTTTCTTCGGGATAATAATGACAATGACGTAGAGCCGCAATATGACCTTTATCAGATATTGGAAGATATGTGCCGCTTCTGGGGTTGGACGGCACGAACACATAAAAAGAACCTCTATCTGACATGTGCCGACGATACCGCAGAGACGTACTTCCTGACGCTCACGCCTGCTAATCTCGACACGATGGCGGGAGGTTCGACGGCTGGTACCACCTCAGCAGGCTATTCCACGACCACTATCAGCGGCGATGTGTTTGCATTGACGGATAATGATGACTATAAACAACGTGGTGCAGGTAAAGCTACAGTGAAGGCCGATGTGAATGAGCAGGAAACCATTGTACAGTTTGCACCGGCAAGTGTCCGTAAGCAGATGGAAGGCACGCCAGCCCATTGGACGTGGGTACAAGAGCAGGGCGAAGACCTTGTAGGTTATTTCGAGACATCCACCATCGGCAGCTTCGATTCTGCCATTCTCTCCGGAACATCGCATGCCACCCGTGGCGGCTATTGCCGTCGGCAGATATATTCTTCAGCCGAAACAGACAAGCCATCTATCTGTGATATATTCCTTATTAATAACACGGGCTATTCAATATCTGAATGGAAGGCCACACCAGCCATCAGTATTCAGACCAAGAAGGCAATGGCGTTCGGTGGTGGCAGCATAACACTGAAAGGCGACGTGTATCTGGGTAGTCAGAATTGCAATTATCTGCATCTTACAGCCATTTGGATGCGTTTGGGTATCGGGCCTAACGCTGACCGAACAGGTGCGAAGTGGTGGTATATGAATGATGCAGACGCAACGGGTGTCATCAGTCGTGGGTGGTCTTATACACCGCAGCTATTCAAGGCAGGTGTGGTAGGCGGTCAGATCAAGAGTACGAAGCTGTTTGTCAATTATCCCATCCTTACGGTTGATGGACTGACATTCGACTCCGTTCCTGTCACCAACAACGACGGCACGCCGTTGGATGTGTATGGCTTCGTCTTCGTTGACATCTTCGGTTTCACGGTATCGCAGGCCGACGTTGAGAGCGGAATCGTTGATTCGTTCCAGATAGGCAATTTCTCTATCGGCTTCTCCCGTGACAGCATCGACATCCCGACGAACGTCAACGTTACCCGTCCGCGCTATCTTATTGAGGAACGTGTAACAACCAAAGAGTACGTGGCCGAGAATCAGAACCAAACGCATGAGGAATGGAATGCGGATTGTATCTTCGCCTCTGACAACAATATGGAATACGGCTACGGCCTGCTGATGAATGCCGACGGCTCGTTTATGGCTACGGCTCCGTATGCAGCAGGAAACGAACATCCTGAGCAGCACTTAGCCAATCGCGTGGCAAACTATTGGGCCGTCTCACGTCGCCGTCTCGGTGGCGACTTCCGTGCCAACACGATCGCAGACATCTCGCCGCAGTATAAAGTGACCATCGACGGCACCACCTGCCATCCTGTCGCCATCAGCCACAATTGGCGCGATGATGTGGTAAGGCTGTCACTCTTGGAGATGCCGACATAGTAAACCTTTTACATGATTTCACCCGAAAGGTATGAAGACAATCAACAGAGATAAGATTCAGCGCATGGTTGGCGACCGCTACGGTGGCGGTGGCTCACGAGGCGAAAGTGCAGACCTTGACGGCTACGCCTCGCAGATATGGGTCAACCAGAACTTCGTCAGCAAGAAATTCTTCGCCAGGCTGTTCACCGTCAACGGCACGGATGAGAATGATGATGATGTGGTGGTGGAGCCTAACGACCTCGAAACCGACATCACGGATATTCAGCTTATGTTCGGTGCTTGGACGGAACATTATCTCTCCGCTCTCGGCATCGGCTCCGGCGGCAGCAGCGGCAGCGGCATCCTCACAGAACCGTTGGCCAGCATCAATGGCATGGGTGCGCCATCAGGCTCGAATAAGGTACTTTGCTGGGATGGCTCTCGCTGGACTTACAAGAATTATAGTTCTGGTTCGGTTGCAAGCGTCGGCATGACCGTACCTGACGGATTCAAGGTGTCAAACAACACATCGCAGACCATCACCACCAGCGGAACGTTTGCTTTGTCGTTCGGTGGGACAGTAACCAAGAACAGGGTGCTGGCATCGCCCACAGCTGCCGACGGTGCTCCCTCATGGCGTGAACTCGTAGCCGCAGACATTCCCGATTTGTCGGCAACATATTTGTCTCAGACAGCCCTCGCTTCATACACATGGTGGGGACGGACGCTTCAGACCAGCGGACAGACAAAGGCCGTCTATGGAGACATTGAGAACGCTGCGAACATCAAGATCGACAATGACAAGAAAATATCGTGGAAGCAGTATGGGCAGACAAATTATCTATCTATGCTGACACTCGACACGAGTAATAACTTTGTCGTTGGCGAATCAATGGCTAATTCTGGGCTTCCCACCTATATCCGTGGCCGTCGTGTTGTCTTCCAGTCAGGTACGGGTAGCAGCGGCAATCATTCTGCCACTCTCGACGCTAACGGTGTGTTGACGGTTGAGAAACTGGTCATTGGCTCCATCACCATCGAGCACGACACCACAAATGGAGGTCTGCATATCGTCAACGCAGGTATTTATGCCGACAAGTACGTCTCTTCTCTCGGTGCCGGAAGCGGTGGTACAACAGTATAATTTTAAAGGAGTGTAGGATTATGGCAATAAATAGTGGCGTAGTTGTAGCACCTGTAGAGATAGCCGACTTGCAGCGAGTTGTGCCCGTGACGCTGGCAAAACTTGTCAGCAGTACCATCGTAGAACGAAAGATCAGCGGCGACCTTGGTACAATCATCAAGGTGGATTTGTATGACAATGTTCCAGATGATGGAGGTGGTTTCAGTTGGGCCGTATTAGCACGCACGGAAATCAACTGCTGGGCAAAGTACAAGCCTGTCCGTTATCAGTATCTCGATACGACGAAGAATCCCACCAATCCCTCTCAGGCATGGCTGAATGCCAACGGATCATGGGTTAATGCTGCTTATGTCATTTGGTGGCGTAATCCTCAGAATATCTATGGTGAGGAAATCAACACCTGCGGTTTTTCAATTCCAGGAATGTCGGGTGTGAATGAAACCATCACAACGGCCCTCGGCGCATGGGAATATCTGAAACCGAGAGGCGGTTCATACAACGAACCATACCGAATATTGGACTTTAACCAATATCTGCATTCAGCCGTATGCCCATTCTCCATTAAGTCACTGCCGGAGAAGGCGGTATTGAAGAACGGACTGCTGTTTGCCAAGGTGCAATTCCTCACACAGTCCGTACATGGCTATAACCTGACGCTGAATGACATCTTTGGTCAGGCTGGCGGTGCGGTCTATTTCGGTGTGGCTGTAGTCATCGGTAATGCCGCTTATGCCAAGACCACCGACGGCACGACAAATCTCCTGTCACTTGAAGACCTGAAGGATGCCTATCGCGGTTTGGCCGTCGGTGATGTGCTGACGCTCGTTTGCTTCATCACCCGTCACAGGAGCACAACGTGGACTACCGGGGCCTATCAGGTGTATAGCCTTGAAGCCCCTCAGATTGATTTCGCCACACAAGGACTTTGTGAGGTGGTGGCTGAGAAGCAAACCGAATACCGGCTTGTGGTATCAGGCTTGCTGCCAGCAGACAGGACTGTGCTGATGCCAGGGTTGGCCACACTGAGCAGCGGTACTGTGACGGCTCGTAACAGATCATACGCAACTACATCATGGCCGAACCCGCGATATACTTATGACTGTACGATGGTAAAATGTACGGTAGAACTCGTAGATGATAATGCAGGCATCACACTTTATGATGAAGTGTATTATTCTACTGAAGGTGCTACGCCACAGATCACGGCAAGTCCTACGCCCTTAGAGCATAACGGAGGCCCGTGGCAATGGATTTCATGCAGCAATGCATACGGACAAGTGCCAGCCGTGCAAGACCCGACAACCCAGAACTACAGAGTGACATATACATTAATGTACGAGAGACAATAACATTTAAAATATTTGGAACTATGGAACAGAAGAATTTAAAGACCTTCGATTTTAGCAAGGTAGTGATTAATGATCTCAATGGTAATCCCGTCGATGTGAAGCCGTTGAAAGAGGAACTTTGCAAAAAGCTCTATTTCGCCGGTGGGGATATGATCACCTGTATGCTCGGCATGAAACTGTGGCAGGGTGAAGGCCCCGTGGAGATAAACCCCGACGAGGAAGAGGTGTTGCGCAAGGAGTTCCGTGCGATGCCGTCGTACCTCACACGCACGGCTCTGCTCAAAGTGCTGAATGGAACGGATTAAATTGATTTTCTTCATAACAGATTTCTCTATTTGGTCGGGCCGCAGCGATGCGGGCTTTTTTTTGCGTCTGTTCAGACCCCCTCTGGCTCCCCCTACTCTGGGGGAGAAATTCCCCTCCTGAGTTCTTGCGTCCCTTCGGTAGCAAGCGGCAAAGCCGAGCGAGGAGGGGATAGGGTTGGTCTGAACGGGCGCACTGAAAAGTAAACCCCTAACCCATTTTTGTCCGAATGGTAAAGACAAAAAGATTTCAAGATATGAGTGATAAAAAAGACACGAGTTTGCGGTGGTTGAGTGTAGATGCCATCAAGACGCACAGCCGTATTGACTTCGACTGCGAGGTTGCAGAACTGGAGCAGTTCGGTGTCGCTGCCGAGCAAGCCATCCTCGACCTGACGCGCCGGACGTATGAAAACTTCATCGACACCTATGGGCGCATTCCTGATCCTATCTTCAACGCCACGCTGTTGCTGGTGCAGTCGCTCTATAAGAACCGCGACGCAGAAGAGCAACGGGACAGCAAAGAGATTGCCTTCGGATTCTCATTCATGGTGAAGAACTATATGGTGCTGACTGGTGGCACGCCATTGGAGGTGGAGCGTGACGGGTTGCTCGACAAACTGACCGTGGTGATGACGGAGTTTGACTTCGACTTCGGGGAAATCTCCGAACCGAGCGAGGAACTGGTTGAAGCCTACGACACGCAACGGCGCGACATGGCGGCTCTCTACAACCGCTATGCCTACATCCAAAATCCGACATCGTACATCTGCGAGAAGTTCCGCCAGGCCATCGCCAAGGCTAAGGAAGACTGTGACAAGATCATTAACCCTGAAACGGAGTAGGCTATGGGATATTCAGCAGGATTTCTACACGAGATAATTCAGGTGTTGAACCGTAAGGAGGCGCAGGCTGGGAAGTACGGTCTCGACTCGGCTGGCGTGGAATGGGAAGAAGGGCCGTGCCTTCATGCGAATGTGGACTATCAGAAAGGAAAGTCAGCGATGAACGCTGGCAGCTTGGATGTATATGCGGTGAAGATTGTGCGTATGAGATGGACGAATGTGTTCAACGAGCGAAGCCGTATCAAGTACCATGAAAAGACGTATCAGATCATCCCCGAGACATGGAACGCGAACAGACGCGAGGACACGCTGCAATTCCTTATGCAGCTGATTGTGAACGACAAGTAACAACTAAACCCAGAAGATATGAGAAAGACAGTAGCAATTATTCATTTCAATACTCCCGAACTGACGGAGGCGGGCATCAGGAGCCTGCGGAAGCATGGGGGTGAGGATTACAGGGTTGTCGTGTTTGACAACTCTGCGACATTGACTTTGCCAGACGGCAAGGTGATTCAGGAACGACCATTCACGGCGAAGATGGAGGGCGTGGAAGTGATTGACAACACACGGGGACAGGTCATCGACTTCGACAAGTTCCTGGCTGAGTACCCAGACCGAAATCCCAGCGTCGGCATCTATCAGTCGAGTGTGTGGGGCAGTGCCAAGCACATCGTGACGGTGCAAAAGTTGTGGGAATTGTTGCCCGAAGGCTTCGTGCTGATGGAGAGCGACATCATGATCAAGAAACCAATCGATGAGTTCTTCCGCGAGGAGTATTCGTTTGTCGGCTTTGTGCAGAAGCACCAGAAGGGCAACCCGTTTGATGTTCCACGCATCATGCCGATGCTCTGTTGGATGAACGTGCCGATGCTGACACGGGAGGGCGCAAGATACTTTGACCCCGACCGCTGTTGGGGACTGAAAGCCGACCGCAACGACCGAGGAAATTGGATGGATACGGGTGCCTGTCTGCTCGATGAGGTGCTGAAGAAACGCCCGCGACTGAAAGGCTTGCATGTGGATATTCGGCTCTTCGTGGAGCACTACGGCGGTGGTTCGTGGAAGCAGGACAACCTGAACGCTCAGATGGCGTGGATCAACAGCCACCGCCAGTTATGGGCCGTGAGCGATGCCGACAAGATTGAGGTGCAGAAGAAGATAGAGCCGAAGGATGTTGCCCTGTGTGCCATCGTCCGCTGTGAGAACAAATACCTGCGTGAATGGGTGGCTCATCACCTGAGCCTTGGTGTGAAGAAAATCTTTATCTGCGACAATTCGCACGGCGACGAGGAACAGCCGACAGCGGTGCTGGGTGACTACATCGAGAAAGGACTGGTGAAAGTGCTCGACTACCGCAACCAAGGCGGCTCGTTCAACGTGCAAGACAAGGCATACAACGAGGTATATCAGAAGTACGGCTGCGACTTCGCATGGATGGGATTTCTCGACATTGACGAAATGATTGACGGCTGCGACAATATGGCGACGCTGCTTGCAGGCATGAAGGAGGCAGACGTGGTGGTGCTGTCGTGGCGAA